TATTTAACAAGGTCTGATTTAACCCTTATTTAATAATGCAATTGGATGTTCAACTGGAACATTTCTAAGTATATATTCTCCAGTTCCTAGAATGTATTTCGATACATACTGTGGTCTGTCGAGTCTTCCGTCGTTAAATACATACTTGTTTCCATTACTACTCACAACATTAACATTTGCATCTTCTTCTAAGGGTTCTTCAATATTTCTACTGGAAGTTTTATATACCTGTCTGGTATTATCATTATTGTTTGATATATTCTTGTTAATAATATTATGTAATCTAAACATCATACTAACAAAAGTATTAGTATTATGTTATATATAAAGATAATTTATTTTACAAATCATCTCCATGTACTTCTTGTAAGCTTGTATGTGTTAACCACTTTTCTGAAATAACTCTGCTATATACAATGTATTGTTTAAGATAATTTTCAATAAACTTTTCAAAGTAAGATTTGCTCATAGTAATTTCCCCCTTTTTTCTTTTGAGATAAAACTTATATAAATCATCAAAACTAATTACTTTATCTTCACTTAATTCTTTTTCTTTTTGAAAATATACCCTTGCGTCATCTAATATTGTAACAATATCAGCACACTTATCCCAAAGACTGCATTCAATATTCAAAATATATTTATTTGCAATAATTTCAATATCAGGGAAATAAAAACGCAAAATATTAAGTATATCATCTTCTACAATTTTTCCCGCAGTAGAAAACATTGACGGATTCTCTTTTACATATTTATAAAACAAACTACATAATTCATCTACTTCGTAATCATTTCCTATTGTTTTTGAACACGTAGTTACGGTGTTAGTCCAAAATAAAATAAAGTCACTTACAACTGGGATAAAACGACTTGTTATGTTAAGAAAGGAATCTGTTGCTTCATCATATTTATATTTATCTATTAGCATGCCTTTTAACGTATTGATATACACTACACTTGGTATAGACATCTTAGATAAGTAACATTTCCAAATATACTGAAGATTTCTCCATGTCATTGTTGTCTTTGTTTTTGATGTGTTATTAATAGCATCTTCTACGTCAAGTTGAATATAGTCTTTACAGAACCTTTCAACAATTGTTTCTTGACTATTATTTTTCAAAAAGAGTGTATAATCACATAGTTCATCTCTTTTTTCTAAGAACTTATCCCCAGAACCGTGTGATGTTGAATAATGAACTGCAACACACAAAAGGTTTAATCCATCACTTCTTAAAATATTTACCCATGAATCATACATTCCATTACCATTTCTCATCTTAATAAGACGACATTTTTGCATACTAACATTTTCATTGTATCTTGAAACAAAGTTATTCTTGATGTTATTTATACCAAGAACAATACTACACATTTTGTCCAGTTCATTTACTTTATCACGAGATGATGGTGATACATAAAATGTAACATCGGTTGATTTTTTAAGAATATTATCACCTATGCAAGTTAAAAAATATTTTGCTTCATTTCTTGTTCTAAAATGTGTCGGAGCTAACAAGTTTAATACTTTTTGAATAGTTGTTGTTTCGGGAATAATATGTTTCAAAAGCGTTCGCTCTTTTATCTTTTTAATCAAGCTAACCTTTGTTTTATGCTTCCAGTCAATTAAGTCTTTATTATCATAGGTAACTGTAGATAGAACCTTATAAATAATATCATCTTCTTTTATATATTTATAATCAGTTCCATCGTACATATAGAAAGAGGAGTTTGATGGCAAGAAATAATACAAATTAGTCGCAAGAAAATATGTCTGGAACGAATGTAATTCTTGTTCAAGAAGTTCTTTTCTTTTTTCATTTTCTTTGTGTGTTTTATATTCATTTTCTAGTGCATTAGGTAATATATCTTTTAAATGAATAAGAAGTCTTGACCTCATATACTTATCTTCTTTGCACTTATCAATAATATCATTTATATATATTTTGCATTGGTTATCAAAGTTCTCTATTGTAATGTCTCCTGTATCAGGAGAAACCAGTTGTTTTTCTTCTGACATATTCATTTCATATAATAGGTAAATATGTTTATATGTTTATATTGTATAAAAATATATTAAAGTTATACTACACCGCACGTGCTAACGGTTATATATGTCAAAAAATAAATTGAAACTAGTCCATATATTATTATCTGGGGTAACAACAAAAGTTAATGGTTTAATATAATTGAACAAAAATGGAACACGATAACAGCAGTGAAAATATCCAGGTATTTGAAAAACTACCACATGATATGAAAAGGTACGTATATAAGTTTATTGATTATAATATAAAAATTGACATCATACTCGATAACAAAAAAGATTTTATGACAAACAAACACTTGTATTCTATTCTTACACTTCAACAGATCAAAAAAGTTATCGATAATGGAATGATAAAGAAGATATACGCTAGCAACGATAAATGGTCATCTTCTTATCGTCTTCATCCGGCACTTGATTTAAGTGACGATATATTAAATACGTTCCCAAATCCAGTCAAGCATAAATATACAAACAGTTATGGAGATATTGTTTCAGTGAAATCATTTCATCCTGTGCTTTATGAGATTTGTGACCGGATACATAGAGTGTCTTATATTAACAATGGGAATAAGGCACAACACATAGTAAACGGATTTAGAACTCTGCAGACCGTCCGTTCAAATGCTGTAAATATGATAGATGCAGATTATTTGCTATCTAAGCTCGCTTATCATTTATTAGTATCATTGATTATTTATTGTGATGTTGTCAAAAAAGACCGTATAGAAAGATCGAAACGGGCTTTAGCAAAACTTACAGTAAAAAAAGCAATTCGCGAAAAAAAGAAATTACAACAACAATTGGAGAATACAAAAAGAGAGATGCAAGAGCTTGAAGAAGAAGAAACCGAAAACTATCAAACAAAAATACACAGAATGGGCACAAGATTTGTGAAAGAAAACGTATATATGCAATATGTTAATCAAGGCATGACATTAAGAGAAGCGAAGGAAAAACTAACTCGAGACAAGGAAAATAAAAAACAAGATGATAAGTGGAAGAAAGTATATATCAAAGCAGTTAAGGAAGCAACAAGCAACCGTAAAAAACAAATCTTGATAAATGAACGAAATGAAAAGGAACAAGAAAAAGAGAGACAGAGAGAAGAGACGGCCAGAAAAAAGGAACGAAAAGAAGTTCGTAAAAAAGTGATAGCTTATATGAAAATCGCAAAAGAGGCAGCGCGTCTGGCAAAAAGCAAAAGAAATAATAAGTAAGATAATTTGTAACCTGTAATTCTAAATATTTTTTATCTAGTGCGTTAAAATCAAAATAGAATGTGCGTATAATCACTTAAAGATTTGTACAAAGAATAGGTATTAAACAGATGGCATCGTTTCAAGAAAACAATGTGTTAACTATCAAGACTGTACAGATATCTCCATTCCGCACTCTTATGACGGCTCTAAAAGATATTCTTTTGGAAACGAATATTACATTTCAATCAGACGGTATTCGTATTATTAATATGGATAAAAGTCATACTGTATTGGCTCATATGCACTTGAAGGCTGAAAACTTTGAGTTTTATGAATGTAAGCCAGAAAAGATTGTAATTGGTGTTAATATGTTTCAGCTATTTAAGCTAATTAATTCGATTGATAATGATGATACACTTACTATTTATATTGAAAATAATGATTACACAGATGGTGTTGTATCTTACTTATCACTCAAGTTTGAGAATGGAGAAATCAAGCAATGCAAGACACAAAAGCTAAGATTGATTGAGCCCGAGTCAGAAGAGCTTGGTTATCCTGATGTAAAGTTTTCTTCTATTATTAATCTTCCTTCCACAGATTTCCAAAAGATTATTCGCGACTTGTCTGTAATTTCTGACAAGCTAGAAATCAAATCTGTAGGAAATGAACTTATTTTTAGATGTGCTGGACAGTTTGCTTCTGCTGAAATTCATCGTGCTGAATCGGATGGTAGTATGGATTTTATCCTTAAACAAGACTCCTCTAAGATTATTCAAGGAGAGTTTTCTCTGAAGAACCTTGGATATTTTATTAAATGCACAAACCTATGTGCACAAATCGAGCTATATTTAGAAAATGACTTACCTCTTGTGGTAAAGTACAATGTTGCTAGTTTAGGAGAAATCCGTTTGTGCCTTGCACCTCTTCCAAGCACATAAAATATAATATACCTATATCATTTTATAATTGACAATAGTTTTGTCAAATATAAAAAAATATACTCCTAACCTATATTAGTATAAACAATGGCATCTACAAGATTTAGAGATGATTTAGCTAGACGCGAAGAACAAGTTCGCCACTCTACTTTTGCATGTGGATATATGATTAACGCTCCTGGAAATGGCACACGTCCAGACTATATCGAAGATCCCCAGTTTCGTCTTCAAAAATGGGGCGCAAACTACATGACAAATAGTGTTGATTTAGAAAGTAACTTGAAGGGTATTCGTCCATTGAACCGAGATTGTATAGGTCAATCCGAATACACAAACTTTAATGTAAACTCTAAACCAATTCAATATCCTAACAATTCGTGTTTATACACAGAACAACCACGTGCCATTGCACCTGCATGGGAATTACGTGATGTAGAAACTCAAATGCCAAAATATGAGCCTCTTTTGAACCCTCAAGAAAATGTTGAAGTACAATTTCAAAATAATGTTAGCACACGTATTTTAGAAAAGGATACATTTAATCCCGAAAGTCTCTTATTACACCCTTTACAGACAGAAGACCTTTTACCTCGTCATTATGCAAAACAAAACTAATTTAATTTATAAAGTAAAATATTGAGGCAACTAAATAAGTAGATAGATTAATTATAATCTACTTATTTAGTATATACATTAATGGAAGTATTAATACCAGTTGTAGCATTAGGAGGTCTTGCTATGTCAATGAAAGATAGTAACGAACCCTCTAAAAATGTAAATACAAATAAAAGTAAAAATATCGCGAAAGATAGATTAATGAAAGCGAAAGAAGGTTATGCCAATATGAAACAAATGACACCTCAAAGTTATCCTACTAACAAAGGAAAAAATATGGCAACTGAAGGAACAGATTATGGACCATATAATAATCCCAATGATGCTACTGCACGTTATTTTGATCAAAACAATTATTACCAAAATGAAATACATGGAAAAAAGGTTGGAAGTAATATTAATCAAGTATATTCACTCACAGGTTCATATGTAGATGAAAATAATTTTACACATAACAACATGAAACCTTTTTACGGAAGTAAAACAACCCAACAGACGTTAAATGGTGCTAGAAGTGACTCTATGTTAGATAATATGAATGGAAGTGGTACTCAATATATTAAAAAGCAAGAACAGGCCCCATTGTTTAAACCGGAGGACAATATTCATAATTCACATGGACAGCAAAACATGAACGATTTTTACCAATCTCGTGTCAATTCTAGTTTAAAGTTCAATAACATGAAGCCATTCGAAAGTGAACAAGTCGCCCCTGGATTAAATAATGGATATAGTTCACATGGTGTAGGAGGACTTAATGCAGGTATGGAAGCTCGTGATACATATATGCCAAAGTCAGTTGACCAATTACGTGTTGCAACCAATCCCAAGTTAGAATATTCACTTGAAAATCATCAAGGTCCTGCATCTTCTGGTGTAAAAAATATTGGAATTATGGGTAAAATGGAACAACATAAACCTGATACATTCTTTGAACAATCTCAAGATAGATGGCTCAAAACGACAAGTGACATAAAGGCTGCCAGACCTCGAACAAACGAGGAAATTCATGATACCGCACGTATGCATTCTGAATCATATGTTGGTGTTGCTGTTTCAAGAGATAAAGGAGCTAATTACATAAAAGGCCAGTATGAAGAATCTACACGAAATGAGCTAGGTTCAACGCCTATTACTAACTTAAAAGGTCCTGACAGTGGTTTTAACACACAGGGTGTAAAAGGAAGTTACAGTCATTATACAAACAACCGTGATTTAAATAGTAAAGCTGGAGTTTCGTATGGTTCTGGGTTTACAAATGCAATTGGTGCGGTCATTGCTCCAATCACTCAAATGTTAAATCCTACTAAAAAACAAGAGACTGTTAATAATATGCGTGTTTATGGTAATGCAGGAACTACTGTTCAGAAGGAACAAGTATTTAATCCCAACGATGTTGCACCAACAACTATTAAAGAAACTACCATACATTCACCCAATACGTATATTCAAAACCAGTCGTCTGATGCATACCTTGTAACGCAACATCAAAGTATTCAAAATCAGCGTGATACAACCACACAATCATTTACGGGTAATGCGAATGGTATCCAAGGTTCTTATGCACAAACCAGTTACATGTCAAATTACAATCAGACAAATAACGAAAAGAAGGAACCAGCCATTCAAGGACGCACAAACGGTGGAAACATGAAATTATTAAACTCAAATGTTCAGGTAAAGACCGCAAAAAGAGACAATGACCGAAACAACAACCGCATGTGGGCACCTTCTAATATGCCCCAGCAAGCCATGTCCAAAGAGTTTTATGGAAAAATTACTGAGCCTGCAAATATGCAACAAAATATTGGTGTAGAAAGAATGTCTCCTGATCTTCTCAATGCATTTAAAGAAAACCCATACACTCAATCATTATCTTCTACAGGTTTGCGTTAAGGGTGATGAGAAATTATTATCTTATATATACAAATACAATGAAAGAACTGTTAACTAACTTAATTGAATATGTAACAAAAGTAACAGAGTTTTTGATGAATTATACGACATATAGTTTATCATACATCTACGATACTAAGTTTTTACTTCCTCAAGAAAGCCCAGATGAATAAATAAAGAGTAATAGATGTCTGACAATATAATGTTAGACATCTATAACAGAGACGGGTAATTATTAAAATTAATGTCATTGGAATTGTACAAACGTTTACCACCATGTCTTATAGATATTATATATTCATATTGTGCACCTGACGTTCAGTTTGTTAATTTACATACACATTATCCAAAATATATTGCATTCCTTTATATTTATAATCTTTGTCATGGAAATATATGGCACTTGCGAAGATTAATTAACATGTTAAATGAACATTTATCGAAAATAGTAAACGTATTCTTTATTCATAGACCATTCTATTTTCCACCATATGCTGATATATTTAATCAAGCATTTTGGTTAGATTCTAACCCACACGACCACACTAGAACTATACTATACAATAAAATTAAGAGTGTTTTTGAACAAATATATACAAGAATAGACGATGCAGATACTTGTAACACTTGCAGAAGTGTTATTTATTATTACATGCGTATTATAATCATGGAACTTGTACGTCAACACGGTTCATTCTTGTTTCGCAGTAGATCATATACTATATAATCTTACAAAACAAAACAATATCTTTAGTTAATATATAAGAAATGAGTAATATTAGAGTCGATATTAAACGACAGGATAGTACTGGAACTACTTCTTCATCACAAAGTGACGATATGGGAGATCTCTCATTTGAACTTGCACATGGTCCCACTGGAAGTGGTGCTACTGGTCTTACACCTGACCGTTCTGAGATAATACGTCGTAAAAAGGAAGAAATGAGAAGAAGGCGTCAATCAATGTCAATGGGTGTTCCTCCTTCTTTTAAAGACTGGGGTTCAATCCAGTCTAAACCCACTGGAGGTCGTCGTAAAACACGTAAACATATGTCTAGACGTAAAAATAAAACTAAGAAGGTTAGTAAGCGTAGAAATAAAACTAGACGTCATAAATCTCGTCGCAATAAAAAGTCAAAAAAACATACAAAACGACGTAAACAAAGAGGCGGAGGGTTCTTTGATTTTATTTTTGGAAAAAAGGAGGAGGAAAGGGAACAGGCAGAGCAAACTGTGTCTACCCCACAACCAGCTCAACCTGTCGCTAGCGCGCAACCCGAAACCCAACCAACACAAGTTGTTGACACCCCACCTGAGGCTGAAAGTCAATAAATATAAACGCGGTTAAATTAAATATATATGATGTATTGTAATCAATATAGACATACAATACAACAATAAGTATTTACAGATATATACACATAGTTATAAATCATAACAAAGTCTCTGCTCTATAAATATAAATATGTCCGAAACAATTGATACACATACAGAAATATTAAATAGATTAAATCTATTTATTCAAAATAAAAGCATTCCAAATATTATTTTTCATGGTTCACCTGGTTGTGGAAAACGAACAATTTTGTCTAAATTCATAAACATGATATATAATGATAAATCTGCAATAAAAGATTATGTTTTGTATGTTAATTGTGCACAAGGAAAGGGAATTAAGTTTATAAGAGAAGATCTAAAACATTTCGCAAAAACACATATTAATACTCTTGGTGGTAATGTGTTTAAAAGTATTATTTTGACAAACGCAGATAAGCTTACAATTGATGCACAGTCTGCGTTACGAAGATGTATAGAAGTTTTTAGTCATACAACTCGGTTTTTTATTATAATTGAAGACAAATATAAATTATTACGACCTATCATGTCAAGATTTTGCGAAATACATATTCCGTCACCATATATAGATAAAACAAACGTAAATCTATACAAATATAATATTTGTCAAGCAGACGGTTATATTGATAGAGAAAAAAATAATGCTTCTTCGGTAAGACGAATTATTAATAAGTTAAAAAATGAGGTATCAGTGTTAAACATTCATAATTGTGTTGAAACTTTGTATGAGAATGGTTTTAGTTCATTGGATGTTTTAGGATATTTCCAAGGTAAACATCCATTTAACATAGAACCATTTCATCACCACCATGTAATTTTTCAGTTTAGTCAAACTAAAAAAGAGTTTAGAAATGAAAAGCTTTCCATGTTTTTTTTAATAAATATGTTTCTTTTGTGTTCAAATGATGAATTAGAAAATATGCTAGTTATGTAAATGGATGATTTTACACCAAGTGGCCTTCATGAATCTAAAAATGAATGGGGTGCAAGACTTCTTACAATTTTAACCCCTCACGTCATTGAAGGGTTTCGGTCTATTTTAGAAGAATCTATTAAACTTTGCAAGAACAACGACGAGATGGAAAAGTATCTTATGACTTTTCAGAACTTTATTTCCCGTATTCCCAAATGGAGCAATGATATTGTAGATACAGAAACAAAGAGAATTATTGAAAAAAGTGGTTGTCAATATTTAGAAGATTTAATTACTTGTGTCCATATCATACAGTTAAAGATTTTAACATCTGTCCGTGTTGGACAAAAGGCAAAAAAGGTTGATCTTGACATAATGGGTATTAACGATTTTATTCATAAAGTGTATGTCAACACTGCCAGACAGTGTTATAGAAATGTCTATCTATTTGACATTCATGTTCCACCTCTTCAAAAGCAGAAAAATAATCGTGAACTTGAGGTTATTACGCAAGAGTGTATTTTAAATACGGTTCGCGAAAGTATTCCTGTCCAAACCATTCTTAAATGCTATCTCGATGAAACCACTGAAGATGATATTCAAGAAGAAATCAAAGAAGAAGATATTACACCTCCAGAAGAAAAAGAAGATGATACAACTGAACAAACTGGTGGTGAAGAACCAACTGAAAAGATTGATCCCGAAATTAAGCCAAAAGAAAATGTTGATGAAAAACCATCGACAACATTGACATTTAATGATGTTGATAGTGCCGTGGATACTGAGAAAAATGAATATCAGATAGAGGCACCCAAAGACCTTGAACGTCTGGAAGAAATAAGTAAAATAAGAAATGATCTGAGAAAACAAGAAGAGGAGGACGATAACGACGATGAAGATAAAATTAAGATATCCACAGACAGTATTAGTCTTGATGAACTAGATGTTCATGATATTGAAACACCTTCATTATCTCTTGATACAAACCCTTTAATGGATGTTGAAATATTGAGTTAATCGCGTTATATAGCAAAAACTTATATACCATAATAGAATAAATGAATACTGTTGTATTAGCAGTTTGTTCATGTATTATTTATGCTCTTATTCATTACGTTGATCGTAAAATAATTAAGAAACAAGAAGTTGATACTAGAACAACATTTAAAACTTCGGCCCTTATGTTTGTTAGTATTATGATAGGTTCCTTTATTTACGAGCAACTTGATTTAGAAAATATGACTAATAATGTTAGTTCCATAACAGAAGGAACATTAACGGGAGGTGCACCCAAAGTATTTACTGACAACCCTGGGTTTTAATTGCACCATATTCAAATAATATTATGCTGTATATGACATAATATTACTATAGTTGATTAGTTAGTTAAGTTTGGTATCTTATCAATATCCATGACGCGACTACGCATTTTTTGTGGAAGTTCTTTACTTGAAATAGAATATTTCATAAACTCTGGTCTATCTAATTGTGCATCGGGTGTATGTTTATGTGCAATTCGTGAAATCATTTTATAAAGTTTAAATCCAGGATATCTCTCCTCTCCGTTCTTTTTATACAATACATTTCTTTCATTATCATCTTTACACCATTCATCGACAATTTTCGCAATGGGACCATCTATCTCATCATTTGGTTCTTCAAAAAACTCATCATACATAGATGTTCCAAGACGACAAAGATCAAAACTCATATTTGGTTCAAGACGAGGCTTTTCTTCGTTAAAATAAGGTTCTGTATTATATTGAGTTGAAGCATCATTTCCGGGTTTAAAACAATCACTGCACATTGTTAATCCGTTATATTTATAAATAGAACGTCCAAAATCAATAATTTTTACGATGCGGCCATACGTTGGTACACGGTATAGCTTTTTGTTGTAACGATAATATAAGTACTTTTTATCTGTTTCAATAAACATAATATTATTGGTATGAAGGTCATTGTGTGTAAATGAAAATGCCTTTTGATATGTTGCAAGTATCATAATAACTTGCATTAAAACAGATGTCATTTCATCATCATCTATTTCATCATCTACCATTAGTTTGTCTAGGGTATATTCCATTTTTTCCATAAAAACAAGTTCGACTGGAAAACGAGGAAGTGTTGCATATATTTCATCTTCTTCGCTTTCTTCGGAGCTGTTATCAGTCCATTCTGTCACACTACTGCCTTCGTCTGAATTAGAATGTTTATTACTTTCATTATCATCAGATGTGCATGATGTTCGTGAAGAACAAGTTGAACTGCTTGATACAGACTTTGTTGTCGTAAGTTCCATAGAATTATTCGTAATACAATCGTCAATGGTAAATACAGAGTTTGATAAGTCTTCAAGAGTTAATGATATAGGTGGTTTATTACTAGATTGTTCCACTACATTAATATTCGTGTCATTTTCAAAAATACCTTCGTATAAATTGTTATCAATACTATCTACTGATGTAATTGATAATGATCGCTCTTTCTTTGAATTATCATCTTTATCCATATTAATCTTAATTGGTGGTCTCTTCTTAGCAGACTCATCGTCACAATTTAATTGACTAAGAATGTGAGAATAATCTTCTACCTGAAAATCAATATTTTTGTGACGGTTAAAAAATGTGGAAGTTGCTAAATATTCAATATCGTCGTAAATATTGACACGAAAGTTTTTCTTAACACCAACATAATTTCCATAATATAAAATACCATGAACAAAACCATACTTCACATTTAACATGTTTGATAAATACACAAAAAATCCATCTGTATATGCGTTGTTGTTTACATCAAGAAGTGTAGGATAACTAGGAACAGTTGTCTCTGAAATCTTAGGAATATTAAAGATTTCTGGATTGTTAAATAACTTGCCAATCATAAACTTATAAGGATCAACAAGAGGGGCAACTTTACAGAAAACATTTGTCTTCATTGTATTTGTTCGAGGTTCTTTTGTTTCTTCACTATTTCCTATATTTTTCTCTACAATACACTTGTATATATTAGGATGTTCTTCCGACTTTTTCAAGACATCATGAAGAATATATGATGTATCTAAAATAACATTTTCATAGTTTGTATCAGTTAAATTAAAAAAACGCTTATATATTGGAATATAATTTTGAATACTTTCCATATCTAGTATGTCGGCTTTTTTCAAGTTTTCAAAGAGACGATCATTTTTTCGTTTAGTGTAATTCAAGTTACACTTGGCGTTCATCATTATCAAGTAAATACATTAATATCTAAATATTTAAACTTATTTAGTATAATTAATATTAATTTACAATCGCGTTAAATCTATTTTTAATGATTATTTAACTATACTATATAAAGCAAAACAATTACTATAATTAGGTATAAGTATGTCACTTGAACTACAAAAGTTTAATATGAAAGCAATTAGTTTTAAACCCGATGAATCAAAAGGACCTGTATGTGTCTTAGTAGGAAGACGTGATACAGGAAAAAGTTTTTTGTGTAGAGATCTTTTATATTATCATCAAGATATACCCGTAGGTGTGGTTGTATCTGGAACAGAAGAGGGTAATGGTTTCTATGGAAATCTCGTCCCTCGTGTATTTATCCATAACGAATATTCATCAGCTATTATTGAAAAATTACTTATTCGTCAAAAAACTGTTTTAAAACAGATCAAAAAAGAACTAGAAACAAGAAAGAGGTCAACCATCGACCCTAGAACATTTGTTATCTTAGATGATTGTTTATATGATGGTTCATGGGCAAAAGATAAACTTATGAGATTGTTATTTATGAATGGCCGTCATTGGAAAGTAATGTTAATTATTACCATGCAGTATCCATTAGGTATTCCCCCCACTTTACGAACAAATATTGATTTTGTGTTTATTTTGCGTGAACCATATATAGCAAATCGTAAACGTATTTATGATAATTATGCAGGTATGTTTCCAACATTTGAATCATTTTGTCAAGTAATGGACCAATGCACTGAAAACTATGAATGTCTTGTTATTAATAATAACTCTAAGTCTAATAAACTTACAGACCAGGTATTTTGGTATAAAGCGGACGCACATGGTAACTTTCGTCTTGGGGCAAAAGAGTTCTGGGAAATGTCGAAAAACTTGCCATCAGACGATGAAGATGAAAAGTATGACCCAAGTAAAGTTAAAAAACGTGGGTCAGGCCAAACTATTACAGTAAAAAAGACAAAATGGTGATTAATCAACTAATTTTATACGACGAATAGCAATAAATGTACAAACACATGATGGTCTACCGCGTATTAATACATTAAACGGATTTTGATAAGGTTCGAATATAGACATTATTTTTTCGTTTGGAGGCGTATTCTCGGTATCTTCATTATTTTGATAAATATTTTGTAACACTATATCTCGTATTGAATTATGCATACTATTTACTATACTATGCATAATTAAGATAATATACTTATGTTATTTAACTAGTTAATCTTTGTATACTTTGCAAAACACTAAGAGTATCCGCGGGACTATTAATAGGGTGCCCAATTACATCATTGTGATTTAGTAGTAATCTGTCATTTCCATTATCTAAATATTTATCGCCAAAATAATGAATGGTATCATAATCTTTATTAAGATATTGAACTACTTGTTGTTTGTCAAACTCAGAAGGAAAAATAGCTATGCCAACTTCTCCTCCTTCGTAAATATTAATTTTACTGTTAACATGTAAATTACAAACTTTTTGTTTAAGATGATTTATTAATTGTGACCTATAATTATGTTTTTTATCCAACTCCTTGAATACATTTCTTTCTTTTTGAGTTGCTGTCATACCAATAAGAGAAACATAAACAATACCATCTCGCAAATCAATAAAATTGCCAGTTAGTGTATAGTCAACTTGTGACAAAAAATGTAAACACTCTTTGATTAATATATTTATAGACAAATACATTTCATGATTACGAAGAGACTTTGTATAAATATTTGTAACTTCATCTTCTGTGGTAATACTATCTATTATATCATTTTTTTTACTTGGAATATGATATACGCACCCACATTCTGTAAAATAATGATTTAATCCTACACCATCTAACTGAACAATAACACGAGACAACTTGCCTCCTCCTGCAACAGCAATGTGATACCCTTTATTTTTTAGTTCATTTAACATATCTTTCATATCCTTTTTAATGACTTGACCCGAGTCAGCAAGTGTCCCATCTACATCAAACAAAAATAATGTTGACGACCTATTAATGTTTTCTGTCATTTTTTTACAGTCAAACACAATATATGTATATAGATTTTATACGTATATTGTTTAGTTATATTATTTACTTATCCTCCTTATCAGCACCCTCCTTATCAGCACGTTCATCAATAGACTTTAAAACTTGTCCAAGACCTTTATCAGTATCCTTTGACATGACAATATTATCTCCCTCAAACAATTCAGAACGAATGTCTGCAACAGAAACAACATCATTCTTAGAAAGAACCTCTTCTTGTGTATTCTTACCAATATTAACAAGATTACCTTCATCATCAATATCTTGTGTAAGAGTTGTGCCGGTCTCTTGTGCCTTGCGAACATTCTCTTCAATGGCTGAACGACGACTATCTTTTAGTCGCTTATCAAACTGTGCCTTTGCAACTTCTTGGTTCTTGTTTTTCTCATGCATTAGCTGATTAAGCTCATCTTCCATAAACTCAACTCTTCCAGTCTTGTATGCATCTGGCTCCCATGGCATCCACATACCAACAGGACCAACAAAAACATCGTGGTTAGCATCAATCTCGCGCAACATCTTACAACGTAGCTCGGCCTCATCCTGTGTAGGATAAGTTCCTCTCACCTTTAGACCACGAACAGACGTCTGAAAATTACACTCACGATTAAACTCTTCTTGTAACTTGTCTTCCTGACTGTCCAAAAAGTTCTTATAATCATTCTCGAGATTTCCTCCCTTCAAATTATCAATCTCTTCTTTCGCAAACTCAGTAAAATCCTGAAGAAGCTCTTCATTGGAAAGACTATACTTGAAAGAAAGAAAGTTAAGGAACTGATGATATTTTTCCATACCTTTAGAAAGTTCATAATTATTTAGAAACTTTGAAAACATAAACGTTTCCTTCTTCTTTAAAACATGCTCAGGTGAAATAAAAGACACACATACAAACTTTTGGTTTGCAATTGGCTTATCTTCATCCAAAACATCAACATAAGTGGGATTAGTTGACCCATCTGCATTCATCTTTTTAGTAAAACTGCTTGTGTCGCCTGACATTCCTGAAGAACTCATAATACAAATATGTTAGTTTTTGTGTTTAAGTCATTTATTTAGGGTTCTTTAATAACGGCATTTATATGTGTTAATTAACAATATAATATAAATTATTTTTCTCAATATTTAGTATAATCAATCAGTATGTTTGACGTTGCTGAATTAATTAAACGTGTCATTAAGTACCTTGTTGAGGGTATGATGGTTGCCATTGCGGCCTATGCCATCCCCAAGCGTTCTCTTAACATGGAAGAGATTGCTCTCCTTGCTCTTACCGCTGCCGCCACCTTCAGCATCTTGGATACCTACGTTCCTACCATGGGTGTTACTAGCCGTTCTGGTGCTGGGTTCGGTATTGGTGCTAACCTTGTTGGTTTCCCTGGAGGTCTCTAAGCATAACCAATATCTGATTTCATTCTAATGTAAATTATTGTCATTTGTCTAACAAGTGACAATAATTATCTTAATTTATACCTTATATAGTTGCAATAAACTCCCAGTCGAGTTCATCACAAATCTTTTTCCATATGGAATCTTGTTCAATCAACTTTTCGCGATCTTTTAGCATTGGAATATGAACCAAAAAATGTGCCTGGTCTAAAAGTTCAAACAACTTATATAACACATAATAATAATGTAAAAAGTTGACACGATAATCAGGACAGTGTTTTGCATAAGGATATTGTATTTCCATAAAGAAATTACACAGGGTCTCTTCTAAGTCTTGACTGATAACCACGGGTTTTATACCAAGTTTATTCTTTATAAAGTTTATGTGTTCGTAATACTTATTGTAACCCAACTTTTTTAACAGGTCTTTACACTTATAATAAGATAAATCATGTATCTGAATACGCTCCTTTTTGATTTGTGACTGCAAGTCTTCAATAACTTGTTCTGGTATTTGCGTAGTTTCTTTTCCTTGAAACTGAGATAAAATTTCTTTGAAATGATTTATCTTTTTGTATGCGTAAAAACATACTTCCTTGGGTGGTTCTTTATAGGAAGGCTTATCATTTTCAACAAGATATCGAACATTATAATGACATTTATTGCAAATCATTACACCTTCATCTTCAATAGGAATAAGTTCACCACTTCTACACTTTTGACATATATCAGTAGAATAAATATAATTTCCAACATCTAAGAAAGCATTATCTACATTGGACAAGTATTCGTGAATAATATTTTTATTTGTTTTCTCGACATTTTTCTTCGTTTCTTCATTTTCATTTTTTATCTTGAAAAAACTATTCAGTTTTGAAACATTTTTATTATCTTCTTCTCCTTCGGCAATACTTTTTTTATTCTCAAAATATCCAAATACATATTTTGAATTATCCAACAAATAGTTTACGCGCTTCTTTTTTAATTGCTTGACTTTTGTTGTTACTTCTTTCAGTCTATCTTTTCTGTCAAGATGTTGTTCTAATCGCGTTCCTCCCTTAGGAACATGTCCCTTATGTAACTTATCTATTAATTTTTTCTTTTCTTCACCAAGCTCGTCAACTGCATCACTGTCTTTTTCAAACTCTTCTAAAAACTCACTATGTTTGCTGTCTAACGTAACAGTACTTTTTTGGTCAATGATAATTTTTTTAGTAGTTTTGGGTTTAAACGAAGGCATGTAGATAAAAAATTAAGAAAGATACGTTGTTATTATTATTAGTAGAAATCACTTTATTTAGTATTTTTCTTATTAAATATATTTTATTTCTTTGTCTATGTAAGTTTCTCATATCTAGCAATATTTTAGGTTAATCTATTTATAAAAGAATAAAGTATTTTTTGAAAATAGTTATCGTTTATCATATAAATTAACTAACCACCTTTTCACCATGGATGTATCTTTAAACTTATCAGAAAATATTCAAATAGACAAAAAAACATTCTTGAAAATGAACTTTTTATACAACGCGATTAATGAAGGATGGACTGTTACCAAAAACAAACAAAAATATACGTTTATAAAATCTCATAACGGCAAAAAGGAGGTGTTTTCTGATGAATACCTAGATGTTTTCATAAAATCCAATCTTATAATTAACCGTAAAAATAAGTAATTTAGCGTAAGGTTAATATTTTTTTTTCTTTAGAGATAGTATAATCATGGGAGGCGGACTTATGCAACTCGTAGCCTACGGCGCTCAAGACGTCTATTTGACTGGAAATCCTCAAATTACCTTCTGGAAGGTTACTTACCGCAGATACACCAACTTTGCCATTGAGTCTATTGAACAGACCTTCAATGGACAAGCTGATTTCGGCCGTCGTGTGACTTGCCCTATCAGCCGCAACGGTGATCTTGCCTACCGTACCTACCTTCAGGTCACTCTTCCTGAGATCAACCAATCCATGGGAACTGCCGCTGCCCAACAGGTCTATGCCCGTTGGTTGGACTTCCCTGGAGAGCAGTTGATCTCCCAGGTTGAGGTTGAGATCGGTGGACAGCGCATCGACCGCCAGTATGGTGACTGGATGCACATCTGGAACCAGCTCACCATGGCCTCTGCCCAGGAGTCTGCTTACTTCAAGATGGTTGGTAACACCACTGGTCTTACCTTCATCACCGACCCTGGTTTCGCCGATGTTGATGGTCCCTGTGACTCCAACGCTCCTCGTCAGGTCTGCGCCCCTCGCAACGCCCTTCCCGAGACCACTCTTTACATTCCCCTTCAGTTCTGGTACTGTACCAACCCTGGTCTTGCCCTTCCTTTGATCGCTCTTCAATACCACGAGGTCAAGATCAACCTTGACCTTCGCCCCATTGACGAGTGCTTGTGGGCCGTCACTGAGCTCAGCTGTGGCTCCAGCAATGCCGCCGTCGCCAAGACTGCCACCATTGCCTACAACCAGTCCTTGGTTGCTGCTTCCCTCTACGTTGACTACGTCTTCTTGGATACTGACGAGCGTCGCCGCTTCGCCCAGAACCCCCACGAGTATCTCATCACCCAGCTTCAGTTCACTGGTGACGAGTCCGTCGGTTCTTCTTCCAACAAGATCAAGTTGAACTTCAACCACCCCGTCAAGGAGCTCATCTGGGTTGTCCAGCCCGACGCTAACGTCGACTACTGCTCTTCCCTCATCTGTAACTCCACCCTTTTCAAGCTCCTCGGTGCTCAGCCCTTCAACTACACTGATGCCGTTGATGCTCTTCCCAACGCTCTTCATGCCTTCGGATCTGACTGGGGACTCAAGGGACTTCCCGGTTCTCAGATTAGACTTGACGGTGAGGGCTTCATCAAGGACAACCAGTTCGAGTCTGATAAATCCAGACCTGCTGCTACCTTGGGAGCTAACTTCGTCATCGAGACCCCTGCCGATGCACAGAACAACTCCGCCGTCTCTGATGCCGGTTCTTTCGTCATGGCCGAGTCTTCTTTGGACATGCACTGCTGGGGACAGAACCCCGTCGTTGTTGCCAAGCTTCAGCTTAACGGCCAGGACCGCTTCTCCGAGCGTGAGGGCTCCTACTTCGACGTTGTCCAGCCCTACCAGGCTCACTCCCGTCACCCCGACACTGGTATCAACTGTTACTCCTTCGCACTTCGCCCTGAGGAGCACCAGCCTTCTGGTACCTGCAACTTCTCCCGTATTGACAACGCCACCCTTCAGTTGGTTCTTTCCAACGCCACTGTTGCCGGTGTCAACACCGCCAAGGTTCGCGTCTACGCTACCAACTACAACGTTCTTCGTGTCATGAGCGGTATGGGTGGCCTTAGCTTCTCAAATTGAGTAATCAGGGCCGAAAAGCAGTATGCTATAGCAAAGCGACCTCTTGCTATAGAAAACCATTTGTGGTGTCGCAAAATTAACCCAGCCCAACTGCTAGTAGTATTTTTATACTGCGACATACCTTGTTGTTCGGGAAACCCCTTAGAGCCTTTTCTACCAAGCACAATTCCGAAAGGATTGTGTGGCCAAGAGTAATGAACTTGGGTAAGGTAATAATGAAAAGGATTGGGCAACCCGCATGCTTACTACCTACGGATGTTATGCTAATCTATGGTAGGGCGTCAGAGACTGAACGGGTATGGGTCATCAGTGAAGGTCTAAGCAACCTGAGATGGCTTAAGATACAGTCCGCCCTATAGGGAAACTTATAGGATAAAGCGTGCTTACTCCAACTAAGCGAGCTGCTACATAAAATTATAAATTGAAATAAATAACATATTTACTAACTAATTCATAGTAAATATGTTAGAGTTAGAAACACTCATTGAAACATATACTAGCGAAAATTACCCCGAACATACTGTTGAATATGTAAATAGTCATAAAAAAGAAAGAGGAAAAGATGCAAATATTACAAAGAATCCTGTATATTCGGTTACGTTAACAGATACTATATTACTCATGGGATGTAATCCGGACACGATTATTAAATTATGTCCAAAATCATACGAAAAAATACTAACATATGAAAAACAACACAACGATAACAAGAAAATAACATTTTATAAACATAAAACTGGCTATATATGTTCAAATACAAATCTGTATATCCATCAAATTATTACAGGTTGTCATGGAAATGGCAAGGGAACAAAAACTATCAGTGTTGACCATATTGACCAAGACCCATTAAACAATACATACGATAATTTACGTGTTGTATCTCAAGATGTGCAACGGTCTAACCAAAAAGGCATTAAAGAAGGAACACAACGAGCCAGAAAAACTGATTTAAAAAACCTTCCCGAGGGTATTACAAGCGACATGCTTCCAAAATACGTAGGTCCTGGTCATGACACTTATGGACCTTCTAAAAAAGACCGTTATTGGTTTGTCGTTGAAAAGCACCCGACGCTAATAGCCAACAATAAGAAGCAATTAGCGTCATCCAAGTCCGAGAAGGTGTCGCCCGAAGAGAAGCTTCAACAAGCAATTGACATCTTGTCGTATTTAGACAAGGGCGAGATGCCTCCCAGTGACGAACCTGCGCTTCCGAAATACTACTCGTTAATCACTGCAAGGGGGAAGCCTCATTTGGTGTATGAACGCCGAACCGAAGACGGTGTGCGTCAGAACGTAAAGATGGTGTTGCCCGAGGAGTACGTTCTTGCGGAACAACTGGAGCGTATCCAGGAGAAGGTGGTCGCCAAGTATGGCGAATGATGGATGACAATAAATTGAACGGGTTTGACAGCGGTTTCGCAAGCAGAAACAACAACAACAACAAACCCCCAAGTTACAATGTTCTCATTCAAGCCCATCTATAAATTGTTCTCATTCAAGCCCAGGTATAAATTGTTCTCATTCAGGTCGTCCACCTATATGTTGCTATGCCCAGATTGTCTGGTTGCACCCGAAGAACGTGACCCCACTCTTCTGTACATCGCCAGCCAGTATGGTGATCTACCTCTCGTACAGGCACTGCTGCAGGCCGGGACCGATGTGGACAAGGGGAGGAATGATGGCACCACTCCTCTCATGGTAGCCAGCTATAACGGTAATCTACCTGTCGTGCAGGCCCTGCTGCTGGCCGGGGCCGATGTGTGCAAGGGTAGGGATACTGGCTTCACTCCTCTGTACTTCGCAGTCAAGAACGGTAATAAGCCTGTCGTGCAGGCGCTGATGCAGGCCGGGGGTGATGTGTATGAAGAGTACATTGGCGAGGACAAGGAACAGGAGCAGGAGCAGGAGGAGGAACAGGAGGAGGATGGGGCAGAAGCGAAGTAGAACCTCCCTTCGGACTACATATTAGAAGAATAAATTGAACGCGCCGAGTCGGTTTCGCAAGCAGAACCAACTACCAATATACAATGTCAACATTCTACACATTATCACCCGACCAAGAAGCCCTTGCAGTGCGCCTGATGGAGCACGATAAGGAAGCATGGAAAGATATGCTCTCCGATGTATCACCTACGTTTGGTGATCCTCTTGCAGATAAGGTAGCGAAAATCATGAAAAATCGCGTAGAGAATAACGTAGCATACAGTGAGATGGGCGATATGATCCGCGAAATGCTTTACGTCAAAGGTCAGCAAGAGACCAATAGAAGAAGAACGCTCGAGTGTGACATGTGCGAAGGCTATGGCACTCCAGGAGAAATGTACGTCTGCGATGACACATCTATTCCATGCCCAGGATGTACGGAAGGATATGATGAAGAGGACGGTTATGAAATGGCAAAGAGAACGTTCCTCAAGGGACTAAGCAAAGAGAAACTGATTGATTTAATCTTGATGGACGAAGAACTAAGAGAAGAAATATTACACGAAGGGGCGGTAGCCACCCCAATTGATGCAGAGTAGCGAACCTAAGTAGATAGAGAGTATTATTATTTAATTAACTAACCAGATGTTTTTTCAACACACCACAAACATCAACAAACAAAAAAGATGATTTTTAATGTGTGCATATTATAACTATGCCCGAATTAATAGATGTTCCACTTGAGGAACTAGAAGTAGAAACTGAATACATAATCATTTTTCCTCTTATAGATGGAACACACCAATCATACTTAACTGAGTTTATAGAAGGAAACTATAGAGAGTTTTTATTTGAAGTAAAAAGTATCAAATCTGACCCCCGTGATGCAACTATGAATGTAGGAGACACTTTTACTATAAACTCCCAAGAAGTAACTACCGACCTTCTTAACCGAACAAAATATATGGTTCTACAAGAACAACCCATTTATTTTCCGCCCGAGTTAGAAGATGTACATGTGGATACAGATATTGATGAAGAGATTAATCACATTCTGAATACTAGAAATGCGGAAACTGAACGTTCAAGAATGTTGCGATCACTTCTAATAGGTCGTAGACCTTTACAATCTCCATTACTTAGAAGTGCTCAAAATAGTCCAAATCTTCGCGATAATTATCGCACAGGAGGTAAAAAAAGGACACGCAAGCGCCAAATGCGTAAAAAAATACGCAAGCGCACAAAAAAATACCGAAAACACTCGTCCCGAAATAAAAGAAAGAATAGTCGTAAACGTAGATAAAATGTTACAGTATTATATACAGTAAAATATGGATAAGAAGGGTAAAAGTAAAAAAATACAGTTTATTGATTTAAATGATTATGAAGAAGACTTACCTTTACCTTTAGATGAACATGAATCAGGATTACCTTCAGCAGAATTACATCCAGCAGAGTTACCTTCACCCTTTGTTCTATCCAAAGAAGAAGAAGAAAAATTAATACAAGAGGAAATAGATGCAAAGAAACGGCGCGAAGAACATTATATCAATAATCCAAAGTATCGTGATTCACCCATTCCCGAAGACCTCCTTCCTGATTACAAAAGACGCACTCCTACTCCCACAATGGAAATGATAAAGAAAGATTTCGATGAAAGACGAAAAGAAGACCGTTGGGGACAATGGGGACAAGAACAAAAAGGAGGACATCATCCATTCATTATTCCATTGATTTTATTATCCGGAAAATATTCTATGAAGAGAAACGAGAAGAACAGAGAGACTAGAAAACGTAAAGTAAAAAATATGTTGAAACAAATAAAGAAAAAGAACAGAAGTAGATTTACTAAGAGTAAAGGAAAAAAGACAAAGAAGGTGAGAAAAGGTCGCAAGAGAAATACTAGAAGAACACGCAAATAAATGCAATTAAAATTAACTACATTAATAAAAATTATTATCAATGTAGTGTGAAAATATATACTGTTTCTATATAGTAATACGATATAGGAATGAAAACGCGTAAGAAAAGTAGAACACGAAAAAATAAAACAAAAAAACAGTTTCTATACAACCCAAATAACCCCAAAAAAAGTTTTGATGTTTATATAGATAAAAATCCGGATGACACCATTCCAATCAAATATACAACTGTAAAAGATGTTGAAGACACTATACAAAAACTAGAAAAACTATTCAAAGGAGAAAAATACCCTCATAAGAGGATTTGGCAAGTTGGCATGATAATGAAAGTGCGACTTGAAGCAATGAAAAAACACAAGAAAACCTTATATAAAAACGCAAAGAATGTCACGAAAAGATATAATCTTGCAAAAAAATACTTCTTGTTTTTAAGTTCAAGAACTCATAAAAAAACATTTAGTGAGCGTAAAAAAATGACATTTTCACCTTAACGCTTTATAGTAAATTATAATAATTGTATATAGTAACTAACTACATTATGAAAGGAATTATGAAAAAAGATACTCCGCGAGAGGACAGTTCTTCGCCAATTGTATCTATGATTTTCACACATCAAGCGCGTATGCGTTGTTTTGTTAGAAAAACAATCCAACCAATTATTGGCACAATACAATCAACTTCAATTGTTGGAGCATTAGACGATGACGACGACGAGAATGAGGATGAATACGACAGCGATGAAGAGTTTGAAGCTATTGGTGATCCAAATGAAATAATTAATGTGGATACAGACGATGATGAACCAACAACGAGAGAACCTATTCTTGAAAGACCCGATTATTTAGACGACTATAAAAAACTTCCTATGGGAGATAAAGATGATGGCTATCAAACAGAGGCCATTCTTGGCGGTGGAAAAGGTTTTAGTTTACCCCGTTTTAAAAATGGCTCCGTTTTGGAATATGTTGTTACATCAGATGCAATAAACATTCGCCTTTTAATTGATGGTGAGGTAGACGAAAAAAAGGAAAAATATGTCTATTATGTTTTGCCTGGAAATGAGTTCAAAGATGCGGGGGCAATGCAACAAAGATACAAAGTTATCGCATTTAATCCTATCAAGTTACAAAACGATACCTATCAGGTTGCACCAGGTCAAAAATATATTTTTTACGTTGTTCGTCATGGCCAAGCAACACATAATCTTTTGAAATCCAAAATGGAAAAATTAGGAAATGTTTTAACTGGTAAGAAAGATACGAGTTTAACAGATGAAGGAAAACAACAGGCACGACGTTCTGGTGCCAAAATGGCATCCCTACTCAAGAACGAAAGTGTCATAGCACCTGGACACCTTTTTTCATCAGATTTAAAACGAACACGCGAAACAGCATCTAACTTTATAACCGGATTACTTAACAACGTAGATGAAGCATCTGCTGATTATAAGAAAATAGCAGATGTTTCTGATAAACACAGTTTAATCGTCCTTCCATGTGCACACGAACTTGCGTTTATAAAATCTGGAAATTGTGACGCAGAACAAGCTATGTTACCCACACCTCCTGAAAACCAAACGTCTTGTTCATTAAGTAATCGTGACTGTAATTATGAAGGTCACTTTGATGTTAATTGGGACGAATACTACAGATTTTACGGAAGTTCCACGCGTTCCAAAATGTGCAAAACTTGCGGGCGCAGACGCTGTAAAGATACTGATATGGTTACAGAGGCAATACGAATTATTAACGACCAAACTGGCATGAATACTGTGCGTCCTATCCGTTTTGCACAAGGAACCAAAAGAACCGACGGATTAAAAACTCGACAAGGAACATGGATGAGCAATCCATACGGCGGAAAGAGAGGAAAAAAGACGATGCGTCGTCGCAAAAACAAAACACGTAAGACAAGAAAGTCACATAATCGTAAAAAGATAACGCGAAGTAAACGTAAGAATGCACATAAGAAAGTAAAGAAGACTAAAAAGTCAAAGAAATAATTTTAAGAGTATAATATATAGACTGTATTTCTATCTATTATATACCTAATTAATGACCACAATACTTACACAAGCACTTAATGACAAAATATTAAGGCTTATCAATGCAGTAAACAACGATAGTATAAATGATGTTATGGACGTAACAAACGGGGGTCGTTCACTTGACGTTATAAACGGCATTCCAATAAATGTTAATGGTCAACAGCAGTTTTCAGCACTACATACTGCTGTCGAATTAAATAGAATGGATATTTTGCAAGACCTTCTTGAAATGGGCGCTGACCCTGATATTGGAGCAGTTTCAAATATATATTATCCTGCTTTAGAAACTACATTTGGAGTAACACCTCTTTTTATAGCCATTTACATGGCCAATCTAAAAGCAGTTAAGCTTTTATTAACAAACGGAGCTGATATAAATCATCATATTCAAAACTATCCATCACAAGATATTGGAGACTATTATGAAACAATATATCTTTCATTTGCACTAAGTATTGCTCCTCAAGAACCTGTTGAGATCTATAACATTGTTGACTATATATTAACTAATCACCAACCAAAAGAAGATATATACAAAACAGTTGAATATCCAACCATTATAGGAACTATTGAGCAGGGTCTATATGAATTAGTTGAACTCCTTTTAGAAAAATACATCTATGCAAATCCTAATGAAATAGAATTAGACCCTCAAAATAGTATGTCTTTACTTGAACGAAGAAATGCACTTATGGTAGCAATTGGATTTTCTCCTGAATCAAATCAACTTGTAGATATTCTCCTTCGACGTGGTGCAAATCCTAATAATAATATTGGTTTCGAATATACTATTCAAGAAGTACTTCACCCTGAGACATTACATGAAAATGATTATTATCGACAATCACATGATTTCTATAGAGCAAAAGACGATATTGAAGAAGCAATAACAGGTTTTGTAACAAACTATAATAGTGACCCAAATAGTGTTCCTATTGGATTAGCTACTGCACTTAATTATGCTCTCGCAGTTCAAGCATCAAATGTAATTGTTACATCATTAATAACTCATGGAGGTTTAACTATGAGTCGTATATTACATAATGAAGGACTTATTATTGCGACTGGACCTAGTTCCTTTCAACAATTAAACCAAAATCATATTCAAAAAATACTCAATATTCCAAACATTGCCCCCGAACAATATAAAGACTGTGTGGACCAAATGGGGACTGGCGAAATACTTTCGGATTTCATTACAGCAGAAGATGTTCCAATTGAAAATACTGTTATTCTCCCTAGTTCAAACGATAATAATAAGACATGTATGGATAGAATGTCTTACAGTAACTATATTATATCAAAACTAAACAACCACCAACCAATTACTCATCCTTTCACAAGAGAGAGAATTAACAATGCCCCAAATTATCAAACATGGTATGATACAAACTATCCATTAGGACTATCTGTAAATTATAATTCATTTCGAACAGATAACAATACAACAAGGGGAGGAAGACGTAAACGTTCTAAATCGAAACAAACACGAACAAAGCATGGAAAGGGACCTGCAACTAGTCGTCTAATGCAAAGTGTACATGTATGGAATGAACTTCGAAAAGATGCAGAAGTTATTAGAAACAACATGAATATACTTATGCAATCAAGCGAAATATTTGACCAATATCGTGGAAAAATGATGGAACAACTTCCAGAAAAGGTTCAACAGCGTATGTCCAAATATAGTAGTCTGGTGGTTCCAATGATAGATTTCCTATTAGATCTTTATACACTACAATCTAGTGGTAGTCAAAATCAGTTCCCAATAGATATTATTACATTAAATACACAAATTGTTGATTTTTTTCGAATGTATCCATTCCTTGTAGTAATAGGAACACGATCCCCTGTCGAAGGTTATGATTTTATGACAAAAATACAAGACATGGAACGTGAGATACAAAAAAAGAGTGGAGGGAAACGAAGAAAAACAACTAAAAAGAAACACAGAAATAAAAAAAAGAATTCTACATTACGCCATAAAAAATAAAATGTTTCAGTATATTGTCATAGCTGGTTGCGAGTAGCCCTAATTGAGGGGGCAAAACTTGGGTTCGATTCCCTTGTATGGCACATATTGATTAGTTACATCAATAACTAATCAATTATTTTCAATTACTTTTTACAGATATTCACCGTTTTACCAAGTTTGTATTTATTATCCATATATTCCATATCACGAGTGATTATATTGCATTGTTTAGGGTTATTGTTTTTTCGGTACATACGAAGAACATTTAATCGCGCTTTCTTGGCAACAGCAGCCTGCTTGCGAGTTCGGTTTGTCTTCTTTGCTTCCTTGTTCACACCCTCTGCGATAGCCATGTGTCGCTTTTTAGAGGTGGCGTCAAGTGTATAATGGTGACGAACGTTTTTCTTTCCTATCTTACGCAAAGTTATTTTCAAAATCTTGGTATTTTTACCTTTTTTCGACTTTTTTGTCTTCTTTGAAGTTCTAGAATTTCTGGTCTTTTTTCCTTTTTTACTTTTATTTTTTCGGCGAGTAGCTTTTTTTTTGGATCTTTTTCCTCCAGTCGAGACAACCCATTCATGTTCCTTAGTTCTGAGGTTACTGTAATACCATCTATTATACCTTTTTGATACTGCTGCAACCCAACCACTTTCCTTTCCAGGAGGATTAAATTGTCCTAGACCAGTAGCTGGATCTATAAATGTCCACATATTCCTACTTCTAGACCATCTTAATCTCCATCCATCTGGAAGAGGAAGCGGAGGATGTTCTGGTTCTGAAGGCGCAGTTGCTGGCGCAGGAGCTACAGGCTCTGCGGGTGCAACCGTTGAAACCATTTCACTTCGATGAAATCGCGGTATATCATCGTGTGGGTCAAAGTAATCGTCATCATTGTCACCATTATTTGACGAACTTCTCTCACTTTTAACACTTTCTGAAGCATCACTGTCTGTATCATAACCTGTGTATTGAATACCAAAGTTTTCCAACTTTTTTTCATCAAATACAGGATTACGATTACTATCGGGGTAGTAGTCGCCAATATTTGTATACACACCATCTTCAATTGTATTATCATATAGTTCATAAGTTCCAGACCTTTCATCATATGGCTCATAGTAAATCTTTTTACCTTTGTAAGTTACAGATGTTAAGGAATCAACCCATGCTTGATGTTTGGCCTGTTCTTTTCTCTCTTTCTCGTCTTCCATCGCTTTTATCACATCTTGCATAATAACTAGTTTATTAGCAGGCTTCAGTAAATAAATAAACATTCCCCCGTGAACAGTATCTCCGGCCGAGATATTAAATCCTTTTTGAGTTTCACCGCTAACCGCTTTCATATAATCCATTCTTTCTCCTGAACCAGGAAGACCTGGTCCCTCAATGTATCCAATCTGGGTTGGACGATGATTTAATGGATCATGATAATGTTTGCGATGATCATCGAAAAAATACACCTTGTTAAAATATTGGTCCATGGCATATCTCTCTTTATATTTGGGGTCATTTGCAATATAAGTAACACTTACACGCCCCATACTGTCTGTATATTGGGTTCTATATGGGTTGTCAGCTGGTGTGCGCATCGGCATAGCACTACTAGATGATGAGGTTGCAGGTGCAGGTGTAGGTGCAGGCATTTTTCTAGGGGGTTCATCCTCATTGTCATCGTCACAATCCTCATCGGGTTCGTCTCCTGCTGCAGGAGGTCCCGACTTTTTACGCGCACACTTCTTTCGAATAGTTCCAGACTTGTTTGCAGGATAAATAGAAGCATACGGTGCGCCTCTAATATCAGCCATATTCTTAATATATATCTTCTCGCTCTGACGCCAACCATCACTTAACGCAATCTTTGCATCACGAATAAGTTCTACATATTTTTCTTTAGAAACTTTAGGCATCGGAGGAGTATCACTATCTACATCATATCCCCTTTCTTTTGCTAAACTGGCCATTTTTTCATAAAGGGGTTTGTTCTTTTTCACGTTGTTCATAATAACATTTGTTGTTACTCCGTCAGGAACTTCCAATATATAGTCATTACCATCTACATTGAACTCAACTTGTCTATATTTTTCTCTTTCCCTCATAGGATTAGCCCATTGTTTTTTGGGTGCCATATTAATTTAATTTGACTATATATTAGAATGGTATAATAAAAATAATGTGACAAGTATGTCACATTATTTTTACAAATATCATAATTACAAATCATCAGGAGGTTTCATATTGTAATATTCATATTTTTCTTTTGTTGTTTTTCCATCAAGATTTGCGTATCGTTCAAAGGACAATCCTCCATAATCAACTGGTCTACATGGAGACGATGGTTCGGTCCGAACAAACTCCTCTTCTCTAAGTTCCTCTGATTTTTCTTCTTTTATTTTACTCTTATCACTGCTTTCTTTTTCATCTTTGATTTCGTCATTCTCGTCTTCATATTCCACTTCGGGTATAGATTTATAAAACTCCTTTACCTTTTTGTGAACCTTTATTTTCTTAGGATCAAAACTAGACAAATATAATCCACTCAAACTCTTTACGCGAGACAACGCAACATAAGTCTGCCCACATTCAAATATACTTGAACCAATATCAATCTCTGCCATACTAAGCGTAGCTCCTTGGATTTTATGAATGGTAATTGCCCATGCAAGACATAGAGGATACTGACCTATCGCAAGTGTCGGATAATCTTCTGACTGCCAGTATTTCTTAGGCATAACAATACGACAACCATTTGAAAACAACACTATAGGTGCAGGTTGTATTGTTTCGTCCTCGCTTTCTTTAAAATCTACGACTGTTCCAATTGAACCATTGCAAATACCCTTATCTAAGTTCAAATTAATGGTGCACATAACATTTGCCCCCTTCTTTAATTCTAACTCTTTTACACATGGAGTATTATTCGTCAAACTGTCCAA